AAGGACGCTGACACGCTCTGATAGATGGACTAATTCAGAAGCAATATCACTTGGTGATTTAGGAGAATTTACAGAAGGAAGTAGTAGCGTACCTGTTGGAGATACTGGCGTTTTCACAAGTGGAGTAAAGAGTAATTTAGCTCAAATAAAAAATGGGTATAATAATTATATAAATGAAAACGCTGCAAATGTTTTAATTAATGGAAGTGGAAATATAGTTCAAGGGGCTTCGCAAAACGTAAGTATTACTGGGAATAACAACAAGGTACTTAATGGTGCAAGCAACGTAGTAATAATTGGTAGCGGAGTAACGATAACAGAAAGCAATACAACGTATATTGAGGGAATAGGAATAATTAAGAATGGAGTATTAGTTCCGCAGGAATTTAACGTTGTTGATGGCGGAGTTAACGAGGTTCAAAATCCTTTCAGTGTTACAACAATGAATGTTGTTGATGCTGGAGTTGATACAGTTCAGAATGTAAATTATGATTTCAATATAAATATTATAGAACAATGAAAAAGATAGCATTTGCAAGGCAGATAGTAAAGAGGCTGACAACGGCTTTTCAGATGCCAACGAAGCCAGCGAGCAACGACCACACGGACGGTACGTGGATAAGCACAGATTTATATAACGGCGAATTTTGCCTTAACACCGCATCACGTGAGTTGACAATAAGAACAAATGGTGCAGGCGGCGATACCATTGATTATATTGATAAAATTAGTAATTTCGATGTGTTAAGCAATATACAAGCAACAAGATTAAGAGCATATACTCCAATAACTCAAACAGTAGACAATACACCGACAGAAATAAGCATCGGTAATTATAGTTCTTATAAAAGTGTTATCGGAACGGCAAGGGTGATAGGTTATGATGTTAATCAAAAATATAGGACTTATTCAAGGAGCTTTGATTTCGCATATAATGTTGTAGACGATATGTTAAGCGTTAATAGCTCTGTTCCAAACAATAACTTATTAATATTAACAAATGCTATATTAATCAGTAGTGCTGGGGCATTGAATGTTCAAGTTGTTGGTACAACAGCGATAATTAATTGGTTTGTTGAGTACGATTTAACAATTATACTATAATGGCTGAAGAAGTAAGATTAAAAATACTTATTGATAATGCTCAAAGTGCCAAGAGCGTTAAAGAAGTTCGGCAGGCACTTAAGGAAATAAAATCTGAATTGCTAAATATTGGCGAAGAGGATGAAAATTTCTTAAAGTTAGCACAAGCAGCTGGAAAGCTACAGGATAAAATTGGCGACACGCAAGCAACAATTAACTTCTTTGCAGACGACTTTGGTAAATTAAAAGGTGCAATCGGCATTGTAGAAGGCATTGCAGGTGGCTTTTCAGTTGCACAAGGGGCGATCGCATTATTCGGAAGTGAAAGCGAAGAGTTAAATGAGGTGTTAAAGAAGACGCAAGGAATAATGGCCATTCTAAATGGGCTGCAGGCGATAAATGCAAAGCTGAATAAAGATAGTTATGAAAGAATACTCCTTACAACAACGGCTCAAAAGCTATGGAATAGCAGCCTCGTAGCATCAATAAGAAGCTTAAATGGAGTTCAAGCTGCATTAGTTGCAACAGGACTTGGTGCGTTTTTAGTTATGATTGGAGCAGTAGTAGCAAATTGGGATAAATTAGTTAGTGCCTTTGAAAAATTTGCAGGAATATCAAAAGAGGTAAAGAAGTCAACAGCTGATTTAACAAGCGATTTAGGGCTGCAAGTAAAGGTGTTAGAGATGCAAGGTGCGAGCTATGACAAGATATTTAAAGTAAAGCGTGAAATATTGAAGTTACAAGCAGTAGAAATTCAAACAAATATTTTGCTTGAGAAAGACGAGAAGAAAAAATTAGAGCTGCAGCGTGATTTAAATAGAGTGCTTGGCGAGTATGCGGCGTTATTAAAAGAGAGAAGAGAGCAAGAAAAAAAATCAATTGAAGAGCTTGAGAAAAAAAGGAAAGAGGCGTATGAGAAGAGAAACGAAAGAATTAGAGCAGAAAGAGAGCTCGAAGAAGCAAGATTAGAGTTTGAAAGACAAACAATAGATGAAATAATAAAAATACGTGAAGAGGCTTCAAATAAAATTCAAGAAATACCACTCGTTCAAGAGGAGAACATAATAGAAGAAGAGGTAGATAAACTTGTTTATGCTTATAAACAGTCAGAAAAAGGACAGTTAGACTTTTTAGAAGCACAAAAAAATAATTTGAGATTTTTTTATCAAACAGGTTTAATTGATTATGAAGAATATCAGAAGGGGCTAACAGAAATAGAAGCAAGGCAACAAGCGAATAGAGAGTTAATAAGACAAGCGGAGTTGGCTGCAGCAAGCGATTTCGTAAATTCTTTAAAATCGCTTTCAAATGCTTTAGGGACACAATCAAAAGAAGCGATTGAGTTTCAAAAGATAGTAGCTTTAACTCAAATAGGTATTGATTTAGCAAAATCAATATCAGCGTTAACTGCAGCATCTTCTGCAAACCCTGCGAATGCAGTAACATTCGGAGCTGCGGGAGCATTACAATATGCAACGGGATTAGTGCAGATATTAGCAAGTATAGCTCAAGCAAAGAGTATATTATCTCAGTCAAATGTACCAGAACCTCCACGCTTTGCAACTGGTGGATATGTTAGAGGCAAGGGCACTGGAACAAGTGATAGTATTCCCGCATATCTATCAAACGGTGAATACGTTGTAAATGCCCGAAGCACAAGCCTTTTTGCACCATTATTAGAAGCAATAAACAACTTCACATTAGATAGTAGTTTTATTAGCTCAAGAGGAGTTGGCACTTCAGAAAAAAATGATGTTTCACCATTGGAAACAAAACAGACAATAGAGGTAAAGGCTTATGTAAGTGAAAAAGAAATAACCGATAGTCAGAAGAGGATTGCGAAAATAGAAAGGAGCGGCACAATCTATTAATTTAAAACATATATAAGCGATGAAGAAGATATTACCAGTTTACGAAGCTTATTTATCCGACGACAATACAGGCGTGTTTAAGATTTCGCTTGTTGAAACGCCTGCAATAGAAGTTGATTTCGTTGCTTATAAAGAGCAAAATGAGCAAGTAAGATATGCTATTGTAAAGGACAAACAAGAGCTTATTGGCCCACTATTAATCCCAGAACAATTAATTTATCGAAATCAAGATGGCAAAGAATACTTTGTAAAATACGCAGCAGAAAGCATCGCCAAGATTGCGGAAGATTTTATTGCAAAAAAAAGAATTGATGCGATAAATGAAGCACATACCAACGTTATGGCAGGTGCTTATGTAATAGAAAGTTGGATAATCGAAGATGAAGAAAAAGACAAGTCAGTATTGTATGGCTTTAATTTACCAAAAGGCACATGGATGGCAAAGGTAAAGGTAACAGACGACAAGTTATGGAATGAAAAAATCAAAACAGGGCAATATAAGGGTTTTTCAATAGAGGGTGTGTTAATGCACGAATATACGAATGAAGTAGTAGAGATGGAAGCCGTGAAAGATGCGGAAATAAAGGCTTTGGAACAATTATGGCACACTTTATAAAAAAAGTAATATATAATGGTGAATTAAAAACAAAAAGAATGAACGCATCAGAAAAACTAAAGAAAATAATCGAGGTGATACTCGAAAAGCAGCCAGTGAAGCAGGCTACAGCAAAACTTGTTGATGGTACTGAAATTCAATTTGAAGTTTTAGAAGTAAATCATCCAATCAATGTTGTAACATCAGAAGGCGTTATTCCATTAAACAGTGGCACTTATGAATTGGAAGATGGTACTAAAATAGAAGTTGTAGATGGCGTAATAAAGTCGATTGAAAAACCACAAAATCAAGCACAAGTATCGCAAGCAAATGATGCTATAAAATCATTTGAAGAAAGAATAAATGCACTTGAAGGCAAGTTATCAAAGTTGGAAGAGGCGATGCTAAAGGTTGCACAAGCAGCGGATGAAAAGATAGAAAAAGTTGAGCAAAGAATAAATGAAATGCCTGCTGCAAAAAAAACACAAGCAGAAAAAGAGCAAGTAAATAAAGTTAGAAAATCAATATATGATTATATTAATTAACAATTTAAATTAGAAACAATATGGCATTAGATTTAACAGGTTTAAACACTTATACAGACGAGCTTTCGCACGAGTTAATTACGAAAGCAGTTGCAGCTGCAGAAACGCTAAAAACAGGCGTTACTGTAATTGAAGGTATTAAGCACTCGCAACAACTTAACTACTTCGATACCGATTTAACATTACAAGCAGATAGTTGTGGTTTTAACCCTTCAGGCACAACACCTTTAACTAAAAAAGTGTTGACAGTATGTTCTGTAAAAACTCAAGAAACTTTATGTCCTAAAGACTACAATGCTTATTGGGCTGCACTTAAAGCGCCTAAAGGCTCTAAAGATGATGTGTTAGTTTTTGCAGAGGCTTATTTGGATAAAAAATCACAGCTAATTGCACGCAGAACAGATGACTTGATTTGGCAAGGCGATACATCTTTGCCAGCAAATAATCCACTACGCTGGTGCGATGGTTGGTTAAAAAGAATTGCAGACTCTACCGACAAGATTAGCGTAACAGGCTCTAATTTCTCACCAACAATTACAACAATAACAGCCTCTAATATTTTGCAAATAATGTATAAGGCTGAATCGCTAATTCCTGATAATATTAGAGGTGCTGATGACTTGACGCTGTATGTTTCTAAGACTTTGTTCCGCTTGTTTACGCAAGCAATGGTAAATGCTAATAGTTACTATCAATCACCAAAAGAGGGTACTAACTTCGAAGCTTACTTGTTAGGAACAAATGTAAAAGTAGTTGGCATTAATGGGTTGACAGGTGTAAACAACAAGATGGTATTAACAAGAGCGAGCAACTTGGTATTCGGTACTGACTTAGTTGATGAAGTAGAAGGTGGAAATATGGAGTTGTGGTATTCGAGAGATAATAGAGAATTACGCTTCTCAGCTAATTGGAAGTTAGGTACTCAAGTTTACTTTACTAAAGAGGTTGTTTACGTTAACATTTAATAATAAGGGAGTGTAATAGCTCCCTTTTAACCTTTTTTTTAAAAAAAAATTAGAATATGTCATGTTCATTAATAACATCTGGAATTTTAGCATCTTGCGATAAGCAGATACCTGGTATTAAGCGTGTTTATTTGGCTAATTACAGCGAGGTTGCTTCATACACATTGGGGGCAAATAATGTTGTAACAGCGATTACGATGTCGCCCAACACTGCAAAGTTTAAAAAGTTTGAGTTTGCAAAAGAGACAGGAAGTGCTGGAAGTACTGTAAATTCTGATGTTCCGAATGGTTTACTTTCATTCACTCATACCATTACATTGCAATTTACTAAATTAGAGCAATCAAAAAGAAACACAATAGCTTTGATGGCTTTAGCAAATTTAGTTGCAATAGTAGAAACAAACGATGGTAAATATTGGTTGTTTGGAAAAAACAACGGTTTGCAACTTTCAGAAGGATCATCAGCAACAGGTACTTCGAGTAGTGATTTTTCTGGTTACACGCTAACATTAACAGCTCAAGAGCCAGAGTTAGAGTTAGAGGTTGATAGTACTGTAATTCCAACAATTATATAGTTTTTCATAGTTTTTAGTTTTAATGGTTAAACATTAATTAAGGGGCGTGCGAATGCCCCTTTTTATTAAAAAACAAAGTATATGGTAAAAGAAGAGTACAAAGGTAAGGTAATGTATCTACCAAAGGTAAATAGAACGATAAACACCGATGAATTAACCGAGCAGGATAAGGCATATTTAACCTATTATGGCTATGGTTATTTATTTATTGAAGAAAAAGAAGTAAGCACAAAGAAAGGCAAAGGCAATGATATTGCTGAAAAAGGGGCAGAATAATATATTCGTTTTAACGCTTTGGGAAAAAATCGATTTTAGTGTAATTAATCCGAGCGATATAGGTTATTTATTCGAGTTTACAAATCAATTGACTAAAGAAGTATTTACTATTGAATTAGAAGATTTGAGCTTGCATAAGCAATTTTATAATTTATTTGAATTAGAAATAGTAAACTCGATTGCACATCAAGATTTAAATAATGGAAAGCTTTATCTTAAAGATGAAGGCTTCTATGATTACGTAGTGAAATATTATGATAAATCAAGCCCTCCGCCAATAGTTTATAATACATGCGAATTAGGTATAATGAGGCTTTATACAGATAATAATGTAAAAGATGCTTACGAGCCTGACAAACCAATTATAAAACAATGGAAATAAATAAAGTTGAAATACCAGAAAACAAACAAACGATATTTATTGCTAATGTAAAGCAAGCAAAACAGCCGTTGTTTTTAGAAAATAAGCGAGATGAATGGGTGTGGTATGGTGATGACAATTTATACCCTGAATATTTGCTTGAGTTGTTAAGAGGCAGTGCCACTCACAATGCTATTGTTCAGAATAAGATTAAATTGATTTATGGTGAAGGTTTAAAGGCAATAGGTTTGAATACGGCTGACACAGCAAGGATTTCTGATTTTTTAAAGAATAAGTTTTCAGACGAAAATTTAAACGAAATACTACATAAGTGTATCTTTGATTTTGTTGTTTTTGGCGGCTTTGCTTTAGAGGTAATTTACTCAAATGATGGCACTAAGATTTCACAAGTAGAACACGTTGATTTTTCAACAATAAGAAGCGGTAAACGAAATGAAGATGGAGTTATTGAAAGTTATTACATATCACCGAGCTGGGAGCGAAGGTATATAATAAAAAATAAACCTATAAGGATCGATGCGTATAATGAAAATAAAAAGAACGAGAAACAGCTATTATATGTAAAGCCTTATTTTGCTGGCAATTCATATTATCCGCTACCTTCTTATGTAGGTGCAATAAATTATATTGATGTTGATGTTCAAACATCGATATTTCACTTGAATAATATTAAGAATGGCATGGCCCCAAGCATGATAGTTAACTTTCCATATTTGCCGACAAAAGAAGAGCAAGATGAGATAAAGAGAAGGTTAGAGGAGGAAGTTTCTGGAAACAGAAATGCAGGTGTTTGGGTGTGTATGTTTACTTCTGATAAAGATAGTGCTCCAACGTTTATCCCCGTACAATTAAGCGATGCGGACAAGTTATATACAACGCTAAATGAATTGGCTGTGCAAAATATAATAACAGGACATGGAGTAACATCACCGATGTTGTTTGGAATAAAAACATCTGGGCAATTAGGGGGAAATCAAGAGTTAATAACTGCATTTAATATCTACAACAACAACGTAATAAAGCCAGCCCAAGCTGAAATTGTGAAAGCATTTAATAAGATAGCAGCTTATAATAATTTGAATGCAGAATTTGAGTTAAGCACGAAAGCACCTTTAGCTTATTCATTCTCTGAAAGTGTGTTGACACAAATATTAAGTAAGGATGAGTTGCGAGAAATAATAGGTTATAAACCTTTAAACGAAGCGAGCGATGCCAACTAATGTACTATTCATATCTGAGAAGTATTATCGAGAAAATTCATTGATTAATGAAAATGTGGATAGCAAGTATTTAACAAGCACTATACTATTCGCACAAGAAAGTAATATCATGCGAATATTGGGTACAGCTTTGTATAATGAATTGCAAAGCCAAATTGCAACAAATACTGTTACAACATTAAATGAAACATTGCTTGATGAATACATTGCCCCTTGTTTAGTTGAATATGTGACAGCAGAATTAATACCACACTTGAATTATAAGTATACGAATAAGAATGTATCAACAAAGAATAGCGAATATTCAAACGCAGTTTCGTTGAGTGAGATAAAGTATTTAGAGGAAAAGCATAGAAATAGAGCAGAATATTATGCAGAACGAATAACACGTTATTTAATGCAAAATGCGAATTTATATCCATTGTATAATAATGCAGGAAGCGGAATTGATGTAGTTCATCCAGTTAAAGATAATTATCGTTCAAACATCGTATTTGGCAAAGGAAGCAATTGTGAAAAATATAAAGACCTATGATAAATATTAATATAAACGATATTGGAAATAAGGTTCGCAATACGCTGTTAACTGGTTTAAACTTAACTCTGACAGGTGCTATAACTGCGGCAGACACAGTGTTGCAGGCACTTGGCAAGTTGCAAAATCAGATAAATGGCAAAGAAGATGCGTTCGCTGTTTTACCAATAAATAAAGGCGGTACAAACAGTAATGCTGCATTAAACAATAATAGAATAATGCAGTCGAGCGGTGGTTCAATAGTTGAAGCACCTGCTATAATACCTAATAGAGTGTTAGTAAGTGATAGTAATGGAATACCGATAGCAAGCAATATTGATGTTATAACATTTAATGCTTCAAAGCCTTATTTAATTGATTACACAAAAACAACAAGCACTGGAGCTGTGTTTAACCAAACAGTTGTAAGAAGTTATCTAATACCAGCAGGCACGTTTAAGACAGGCGACCAAATAAGAATAAGTATAAGAGTTTCACGTCCTGCATCGCAAACAAACAATAGTCAATACTTTGTACTATGGTCGTATAATAATATAACTTATAATTCAATGACAACATTTGGTGCAATAAATGCAACAACAAGGTTTGCAAGGATGTATAGACATTATGATGTAGTTAACGAAGTTAATGCAACGGAGTCAGTTGGTCATGCTGCACATATTTTTACAGACGATACGATATCAACTACTCCAATCGCTGTGAATAATATAAATTGGACACAAAATGTTTATTTAGGAATAGCATTGACACAAAGTGTAGCAACCGATAGCTCAACAATAGAAAGTGTGATGATACAAATATTCAGACCATGATAACTATTGAAACAAACGAGAATGGTTTGCCAAAACAAGAGCCACCAAAGGCTAAAGCAGTGGTGCATAAAGGCACTTATATTGAGTATTACATAACTGATGAAGATTATGAAGAATATTTAAGAAAGTATAGAAGCGAAGAAAATACAGAAAAATCAAATGAAATAGAAGATGGCACAGATGCACAATGACATAAACGATGTTAAAACATTAATTACAAGTTTGTTATTAATTGCCACGAGCTTTATAACTAACATGGCTTCACATTTGATTGAAAATTACGAGGTTTATTTTAAACTTTTGACACTATTTTCTTTATCGCTTGTAATATTTATTAATGCGGGTAAGGCGTTTAAAATGATTTATGAAAGTATAAAGCAAGTAATTGAATTTATTAAAAGAGTTACAGGCAGATGATTAAAATTAGCAAACATATAACTTTAGAAGAAGCGATAAAATCAGAAACAGCGTCTAAATTAAAGATTGATAATACGCCAACACCAGAACATTTAGAAGCAATGAAAGCGTTGGCAGAATCCGTTTTTGAGCCGTTAAGAAAACATTTTGGAAAGCCCATTGGTATTTCATCATTTTATCGCAGCCCTGAAATAAATAAAAAAATAGGTGGTAGTAAAACAAGTCAACATGCAATAGGAGAGGCGATGGATATAGATGCAAATATTTACAACAATGGTATTACAAATGCACAAATATTTAATTACATTAAGAATAATTTAGAATTTGACCAATTAATATGGGAATTTGGCACCGACAAAGAGCCTCAATGGGTGCATGTATCTTACACTAAAAAGAGAAAGAATAGAAAGCAAGTGTTAAGGGCAATGAAAATAAACGGAGAAACAAAATATTTGCCGATAAAATGAAAGCACATTTATTTTTTTTATTAAAAGAACTTCTGAAAACATTTAGCAATCAAAAGAGCTTTTTTTCATCTAAAAGATTAGAGCGGTTTATACTATTTAATTTAGCTGTTTCAATTTGTTTAACATATATTATTTATTCAATTAAAAATAAAACGCTATCATTAGCCGATGTTTTAGCCATTAGCGGTACTTTCTTTGTTTACGCAGGCTACAATACTATTATGGTAGAAAAAAACAAAGAGAAAGAAGATAAATAAAAATATGGGTAAAAAATTAAGCCCAAAACAATTAATCATTTTAGAAGAGCTTAAAAAAGTTAATGTTGCAACATTAAATAAAACTGAATTTGCAAAGTATATCAAAAAAAAATACAAAGAAGAGTTTAAAGGCAAAAGTATAGAAACAGTAAGGGCTCAAGTTAGATATTATTTGGGGTTGATAGGAAATAAAAACAGGAAAAGCCGCAAGTCAGTAATCCCGCACACTGCTAAAATATTAATAATCGACATCGAAACATTACCAATCGAAGCTTACACATGGGGGCTCTGGAAGCAGGATATCGGCGTAAATCAAATAAAAAACGATTGGACGTTATTATGCTGGAGTGCCAAGTGGTTGTTTGATGATAAAATTTATTCAGCAATTCTCGTCCCGAATGAGTGCAAAAAAAGGGACGACAAACGCATTACAGAGGCTATATGGAAATTAATTGATGAAGCTGATATTGTTATAGCACACAACGCAAAAAAATTTGATATACGCAAATTAAATGCTAAATTTATCATACACGGTTTGCCCAAACCGAGCTATTACCAAGTGATTGACACATTAGAGCAGGTACGTAAACATTTTGGTTTTTCATCGAATAAATTAGATTATGTAAATAAAATATTGGGGCTTGACACAAAGAATGAAAGCAGCGATTTTGAGTTATGGAAAGCGTGTATAAATGGCGATAAAAAGGCATTAGATAGGATGTTGAAGTATAATGTTAATGATGTTAAGATACTCGAAGAAACTTATTTGCGAATTAGAAATTGGATAACTTCACACCCAAATGTTGGCTTGCATATTGATGACAACATAAGGGCTTGCCCAACGTGTGGGAGTGAGAGTTTGATCGAAACGGGCAAATGTTATACAACTCAAGTTAATCAATACATTGAGTTAAGATGCAACGATTGCGGAAGTTTAAGCAGAAGTAGAATTAGTGTTACAACATTAAATAAAAAAAGAAACTTA